AATGAGTCGTTAGCGGCTAGGACTAGATTCAAAGATTCTTGATAGTCCGGTAAGCCTACTAGGTCCATATATTGACCTGGTTTTTTTCTGAGATGTGTAATTTGTCCGCTATTCGCGTAAGTTTTCATAATGTTATTTATGTCGCACGTTGGAATGTGCTGTTGCTGTGTGTGCGTTTGACCGCGTGCTGGGACTGTAATCACGCGGGTTCTTCCGTTTTCGTTGATAATTTTTTTCATTTTTTCTCCTAAGGTTTTGAAAGTTTTAACGTCGGCTGTTCGGACTTTGTTCCGAGATAGCCTTTCATTTTTTTAATAAGTGGACGGACAAGATCGTAAGCGTCGTTCTTAAGCTCCGCTTCCGGGATTCCTTTGCGAATCACTTGGGATTCGGTATTAGTTTTATGTTTTTGGGCCTCCATAAGTTCGATTTCTTTTTTCTGTTTTTTCGTTGATAGCATGAGATCGGCCATTTCTTTTGCGTGGGCTGCCATGCCGGCCATGGTGTTTTCAACACGGGCGGCTGTGGCGGTACCGGCTGCTCCACTAGGTGTGGAGGAGCCTGAGTTTACGCTCAAGATTGGATTAAGACCGGCTTTCTTTAAGTCTTCAACTTCTCGCTGATGAGCGGAACTTGAAAGACGTTCCTGGAAAGCCATTTGCTCCCTGGCGTTCGCTTGATTCATATTATTAGTTTCTTGCGCGATGCGTAGATTGGTGGCATTGGCTTGTTCGGCACCATTCTGTTGCATGAACATTCCGCCAAGCCCCATACCGGCTCCCACACCGCCTAGGGCAGTTGCCCCGGCGGTGGCGAGGCCTTGAGCCATGACTTGGTCTGACGCACCGGAGGCGGCCTGTATGGCCGCGTTAGGGAGTCCTCCAAGTGGAAGGCTTAATGCGGCGGTTATAGGATTATCGAAGAAACCCATTAAAACCTGCCTAAGTTGCTCGGTACACCGACAACCGTCATTGGACGAGTGTGTTTATAAGAAAACCACATGTCCATGAGTAAGTGCGGTGCTCCGGTAACAGCTATGGCGCGTTCGATTGGCGTAGAGGATTCGATAAAGCTTGAATCAAGCTCAGGACGTGCGCCAAATTCTTGGGCCATGTGCCACATATCAAGAGACTGGGCGAAACTTGATCTGAATTGGCCGCGGATTTCGGAAGGTTTGTAGCGATATTCAGCAAAGCGTTCTTGATACCCGAATGCAATGTCGTCGTCGGCCGTGCCTTGCGCGAAAATTTCGCGAGCGAAGATGACTTGTTCCCCAATCTCCTGAAGCTTTGGCTCGAAAAATTCGAAGCGGGTTTGGCGAGACCACATTTTGTTAAGGCCTTGCTGATAGGTCAGATCTGCTCGTGCAGAGCACATACCGAGGACATATCCGTGTTCGACGAAAGACTTAGTAAAGCCGATTCCGCCGCCGGAAGCTGTAGCAAATGAAGCCAGTTGCCCCTGAGCGTTGCTGCCGGCAGTCGGTGAGGTCTGCGCAACAGGATGTGATGAGATCTTCGTTTGACCACCGCCCAGGTACTCGGGCCGTTGGAGCCGGAAGTCCGGTGATACCACATTGAAGTGAGCTTGTAAGATTTCGACATACCGGGTTCCTCCTCGTGCGTCGAGTTCATAGATTGATTGAATTGCGAAGGCCTGACGAAGCTCGTTGATAGCTGGTCCTATGGACGAAGCGAGATCGGTGTAAAGCGACCCATTTGGGTCGAGCGATAGCTGAGTGGCTCCACCGAATACTCCGCCGACACCGCCGCCTACGGTCATTGCGTTGTTAGGCGCAAGTGTTTGGGTACCGCCATTATAAGCGTACCAAGCTGCCCCGTTGGTAGCTCTTAATACGGGAGCAGTTGTACCGAGTGGAAGATGGACCGCAGGTCCCTTTTGAGGCCATGGCAGAGCGGATGTGAAGTAATCGTGGCGTTTACCACGTTTTCGGATTGGATAGTCTGCTGGCAAGTCTGGGCCATCATCTTTGTTAATGATAGGCGAGTCTTGCATATTTTGATCGCGAAACCACTCTTTCCAGATAAGGTTATAAGCGCGATACGGTAATGCGCTGACTTCGAGTCCGGGCACTTCCGTAGGGATTCCGAATTTATCGGTCATAGAGCCGACGGGTTCACCCGTTACGGCTGTTGTTGTAAGAGTGGGAATAACGAAATCAGTTGGATCGCCTGGGTCGTCTTGCGCGCCCATGAAGCGTTCCCAGTTATCCCAGAGAAGGCGACAAGGTACGAAGAAAAAGAAAAAGTCGATCATCATGTTATCCATGATTGGGACTTTTTGAGTTGCAAGACGTGCAAAGACGTTCATGTTGAGATTAATTGTGTCGCCTGGAATGATTTCATCGACCATGACGGGAATAAGATCGTCGAAGTCGAATGTGTCTTTTGCGGTGAATGATCGGTCGAATTGAGACCGAGCCGTGTGGACCGCAGGTACTTGGGCGAAGTTGTGTTGTGAGGCGCGATTGCCTAATGCCATTTTAGCTCCTTAAAGCTTTAAGTGTTTTTGAAGTGAATCGTGTTTTTGTTTCATGATCTTTTCGCGAGCTCTGGCGCGTTTAATCTGTAAACCGCGAAGCCCAGATCGCTTCATGTTTATCTTTTTTTCCTCGAGGGAGATTGTTTTTTCTTTTTCGATTGCCTCCTGGATAATTTTTGATTTGATTTGCGTAACATAATGCACCCATTTATCTGGGTGATTTTTTTTGAACCATTTTTCGTAGTAACGAGGTACTGAAGTTTTTTGGCCGTTGACTTCAACGTATCCGTGACGAAATACGTCCGGCCAATATTTTTCTATCCATTTTTTGCCGATGGCATTCCTAGAGCTTCTTCGAGAGATGGGATTGAAGTCGTGCTCTCCGTCTTTTCCGTGCTGTAGCTTTTTAGAAGCGTATCGTGCGCAATAGCCAGCGCTCTCGAAAGTAACTGAGCCGAGCTCAGAGTTTCCGTGTGGCCATAGACGAGAGAGTGTTGGAGAAGTGAAGACTTGATCGCCTCGGTCAGAGGTATACTTGGGTACGAGGTCCTGAGGGCGCCAATTAAAGATAAGAGCATGCCAGTGGGGTCTTTTACCAATGTCCCCATATTCTCCAGCGACATAGATAGCTGTTCGGGTTTTTTCGTAAAGGGCATCTCGCGAATCCTTCGGAGTGTCTCGATAAAGCTGCCTTCGTTCGGATTGCGTTTTAACATCTGGGAACCTTTCTTTTAATTTTTCATCGAAGATGAAGGTGCGGAGCGCTTTTTGGAAGGTTTGGAAGTCTTTATACTGAAGCTTTGCGCTTTTCAGACTTGCTTCATTGTAAGTTAGTGTAATGAAAGAGTTTTCTGGATGCATTTGCGCCTCGTGGACGCAGCGAACTGCTGTCTGACGGGCGTTTTCGAGGCGGCATGATATACATTTACCACATGGTATTTGGAATGGAGCAAATTCTTTGCTATATTTCTTTGGAGACCAGCATAGTGTCTTGCCGTCAGGGTAAAACCCGACGGTCCGGGGACTCGTGCAGCGCATTTGTACGGGTTCCTGGATTCTTTAGAGTCTGATTCCGCCGCGGAATTTGCGGGGATTAAGTTTATTCATCATATGGATGCCGTTGCCTTTTCGGAAAGATTTGCGAGATTGTTTTCGAGAAAGTGGCCGTCTTTTCATATAAGCACCTTTTTGTTTGTTTTGACTGTTTTTCTATTGTTCACAGTCAGTGGGCATAATTACAACAAGGAAGTGAATTATGCCCACCTGTGTTACGGGTCTAGTTTTTGCCGATTGTGTTTACGGCTTTGATGATGTGCTTCGGCGGGATCGGATCGATCTTGCCGGTCTGGTCGTCGTATTCTCCGACATGGTAGAGGTCGAAGTCCTCAGGGTTCTGAGAGATTGTTGATTTACCGTCATGTGCTAATTGACGGAAATTTCTTTCGGCTTCGCCATAGGTCCGTTGAAAGAACGGAGGGTGGAAGAATTCGGCTTTGTTGTCCCGAATTGTGAAGATTTGGTGTAGCATGTGTGCTCCTTTTTTTGAGACAGGCGCGATTGCCTGTGTCGTTTCGGGAGTATGAGAACTCCCGCATATTTGTCCAGTTTTTTATTTTTTTATTTGCATTTGTTTTTAGGGAACCGTTGCACGTTCCCTAACACCCTTATGCGGAGTTGGTTAACGCTGGCAAGTTTGCCTCTGGCACTTCGTTCACTGCACGCGTTAGTTGAGTATTGAGTTTGCTTGCGCGCTAACGCTTGCTTAACTCCGGGAGAATACTCCCGGAGTTTCATTTAGAAGAGGTATTATGTATCAGTGGATTCTGTTGTTGGATTTGGTGTTTGTTTTTGATTTTGTTTTTGATTTTGTTTTTGATTTATTTCTGTATTTGTTGGTTGAGGTATTGGTTTTGTTGGTTCGTCCATAAGGCCGAGTTTGATTGCCTCTTCTTTATTTTTTGGATCATTTAAGAATGATAATAGTTGAGCGGGGTCATTTTCGAAGCGCTTTCGCACTTCTGCTGGGAGACTCATGAATGAGTCGTTAGCGGCTAGGACTAGATTCAAAGATTCTTGATAGTCCGGTAAGCCTACTAGGTCCATATATTGACCTGGTTTTTTTCTGAGATGTGTAATTTGTCCGCTATTCGCGTAAG